GTACTTTCCAAGGTTGCCGCTATGTAGAAAACGGGGAACAAAAATTTAAATCCTACTATTCTGGCGTGTCTGCTTCAGACATCGTTGGTTTGGTAAATGACAATCCGAATCAAACTTACATTATTTCTTCAAATGCCACAGTTGCTGCTGGTATTGTCGGAAGAAACGTAGAAGTTAGCTCAATTGCTGGTGGTTCTACCTTTACTGGTAAATCAACCATTGTTGCTAAAACGACTGCTGGTACAACTGGTAAAGCTACTAATGGTGCTTTGCGTATCATTGGTATCGTTGATGAACCTGGTAATGCAGTTGGCGATGCGTTCACGAAGATGGAAGTTGAGTTCAACCATCGTGCGGATGATTATCAGAATGTTCTGACTTCAGCCGTTGTGACAACAACCAACTAAGGGAGATAAATAATAATGGCTATTAATAGAGCAAGTATTGCAAAAGAGCTTCTCCCTGGTCTTAACGCCGTATTCGGCCTTGAGTATGGGGAAGTTTCTGATGAACATGCACCTCTGTATGAAGTTGAAAATTCAGACCGTGCATTTGAAGAAGAAGTTCTCTTCACTGGCTTTGGTACTGCACCTGTAAAAGGTGAAGGTGCTGCCGTATCTTATGACGATGCCCAAGAAAGCTTTACATCTCGTTACACACACGAGACTATTGCCCTTGGCTTCGCCGTTACGGAAGAAGCTATGGAGGATAACCTCTATGACACATTCGCTAAACTGCGTGCCAAAGGTTTGGCTCGTGCTATGGCGAACACTAAACAAGTTAAAGCTGCTGATGTTTTCAACAACGGTTTTAACGCATCCTTTGCGGGTGGTGATGGCAAATCTTTCTTTGCCTCTGACCATCCCACCATTGGTAATGGCGACCAAAGCAACCTTCTAGCTGCCTCTGACCTTTCAGAAGCTGCTCTGGAAACTGCACTGATTGCTATTTCTAAAACTAAAGATGACCGTGGCATCCTAGTTGGAGCGCAAGCCGAAAGCCTGCACATCCCATCAGACCTGGCTTTTACTGCAGACCAGATTCTGAACTCGCCTCTGTCAACCACGATTGTTAACAATGCTACCAATGTCAACGACATTAACAGCATTCGCAATCAAGGTCTTGTCCCGAATGGCTTCTTTGTGAATCGCCGTTTCACGGACACGAATGGTTACTTCATTAAGACTGATGTTCCGAATGGTGAGAAGATGTTCGTCCGTTCACCGCTTCAGACTAAAATGGAGCCTGACTTCGACACTGGCAACCTTCGCTTTAAGGCTCGTGAGCGTTATGCGTTTGGTTTCAGTGACTGGCGTGGTTTCTTCGGAAGCGCAGGTGCTTAATTAAAACACCTATACGTTAACCTTTAAAGGGGGTGGGACTTGTATCTCACCCCCTTTTTTAGTATAATATACCTATTGACATTTTTATAGGAGCAATCAATGACTAATATTAGAAGCGCATTTGTTTCTGGAACTGGTACTTTTGTAGATTCTCTTACTAGTGTAACTGTTACTGACACCCGTGTACGTGGTGTTAACTGTGTAGGCACAGGTATCGTAGTTATCACTGGTACATCTGCTGACCCTTTTGGTAATACCAATGGTGGTCGAATTAAGTTTCAAGTAAACGGAAACAATTATCAGGATTTCGCAGATAATGGTATTCGCATGTCAGGTAAAATTATTGTATCGGCAGCAACAACTATTTCTACGACTATTTATTATGGCTAATTATACTTATCTTGTTACCGACATTATCGAAGCATCTGAAAACGATGGCAGCGAATTTGTATCAGCTATACCCAATATGGTTAATCGTGTAGAAGAACGACTAACTAAAACATTGGATGACTATGGCTTGGTAACAATTACATCAGTTACACTATCCGCAGGTAAAAACGAACTTACTCTTCCTTCTGGAACACGTTATGTAAAGAATCTTCGTATTGAAGATAGCGGAACTAAAATTAATTTATTGCAAAGAACAGACGAGTTTATTTATGATTACTGGCCTGTCAGCGCAAGTACAGGAACTCCAAAATATTATGCAAAGAAAACAAACACCAATGTTATCGTTGCTCCTACTGCAAGTGCTACTTACGGTGGGGAACTTGTATATGTCGCTAGACCAACAACACTAACCAGTGCAAATCAAAGTAATTACTTTTCTGACTTTTGCTATGATGCCTTGTTTTATGGTTGCATGGTCGAGGCAGGTGACTTTATGAAAAACTTTACAGTAAGTTCATATTATGAACAGCGTTATCAAAATGCAATTGAAGCATTAAGAAATCAAGCACGTAGAACAAGGCGTGATGATATGGAAGCACCTGCTTCTATGGTTGGTGAAAACACACTAGGGGGTACACCGTAATGGTAAAAAAAGTTGCTAAAAAAATTGTTAAAAAGGGAACCCAACTTCAAAGAGTAGTTTCTGAAGCAACCAAAGGAGAAGGAAAATTTAAAGAAGCAGCTAGAACAGAGCCTCTTTCTGGTACATCCTATTCAGACTCTCCTGGTTTTGGTACTTCAAATGTAGGTAAAAAATCAGTTGCTGCTGAAGAAAGTATTGTTAAAGCTAGTATGTCTAAGACACAAAAAGCCAAACAAACGAAAGCGGCTAAACTAGAAACTAAAGAAGAAAAAGGAACAATTACTGCTGCAGAAAAAAAATGGCTTAAAAATTATAATAAAACACAAGAGGCTGATACAAAGGCAATTCAAAAATCTATTAAAAAAACACAACAGCAAAAAAAGAGTAAGGCTAAAGGTGTATCTCTTGCAGGTTCTGAAAAAGCTGGTGGTAGAAAAGCTACTGCAACAAGTGAATATAAAAATCAAAAAGACTTTAAAGGAGATAAAATTAAAGTTGATGCTTACGGAAAACCAACGGGAAATACAATTACTGCGGATGGAGAGATAATAGGTAATCCATCAGACCGTATGATGGAGCAAGCAGCAAGAAATTTTATTGCTAGAAATTCAACGCCAAAAAATAGAAGAATAAAAGCACAGGTGGCAGAATTAAAAAGACGTAGCCCTAAAGGAGAGCTTACTGAAAAAACAACAGACCCAAAAACAGGAGAGGTTACTGGCGTATTAAAATCAAAAGTGGGGAGTAGAAATCAAAGTAGAACAGCAAAAGATATGTCTGGTGTAACAAATCCAGTTAAAGGCCAGAAAAAAACATTTAAACAAACAGGGGGCAGAATAAAAAGTAAACCCCGTGGCGTAGGTGCTGCAACTCGTGGATTCGGAAAGGCAATGAAATAATGAAAGATGTTCCAGCAGATAATACAGGTCTAGCAAAGCTTCCAACCAAAGTTCGTAATCGCATGGGTTACAAACAAACAGGTGGTAAAGTAACTGTTGGCTCTACAAGTAAGGGAAGTACACGTGGCACGCCTTCACAAGGTGTAAGAGCTTATGAAGCACAGATTAAAAACAAACAAAAGTTTTTAGATGATATGGCTAAAGAAGAGGCTGCTCGTCTTAAAGGAAAAGGCGGTGAGATTTATTAATTATGGCAGTTAAATCTAAAAAACAAACCGCTAGTAAAATTAAAAAAGTGGCTAAAGGTTTAAAGAAAGCAAGTAAGACTCATGCTAAACAAGCCAAGGTTTTATCCAGCATAAAACTAAAAAAAGGCGGTAAAGCTAAAAGCCGTGTAAATGAAGCGGGCAACTATACAAAACCTACAATGCGTAAAAATCTTTTTAATAGAATTAAAGCAGGTAGTAAGGGCGGTGCGCCTGGTCAGTGGTCAGCACGTAAGGCACAGATGTTGGCTAAACAATATAAAGCAAAAGGCGGGGGCTACAAATCGTAGTATGTTAAATGAAAGTAGGAAAACCAGGGTACAATCGAAGGACTCACAAAGGTGGTTTAAAAAAATCTCAGCAGTCTCTCAGCAATTGGACAAAGCAGAATTGGAGAACTAAGAGTGGCAAGAAGTCAAGCAAGACTGGCGAAAGGTACTTACCAGAAGCGGCTATTAAGGCACTCACCCCAGCAGAATATGCGGCGACTTCGAGAGCAAAAAGAAAAGGAACTAAACAAGGAAAGCAGTTCGTTAAGCAACCTCAATCTATAGCAAAGAAAACTGCAAAGTATCGTAAAGCCGCAAAGGGTGGCAAAATTTCAGGACACAACAGATTATATTAGGAGAAATAGAATGGCATCTAAAAAAAGGATACTAAAAAAACTTGTTAATGATAGGAATATGCAAGCAAGTAAATTTGAATCTGATTTGCGAATGGCTAAAAAGCTGGCTGCAGAAGATGAAGCTCTAGAAGCTCTTTCTCCTACAGCAAGGAAAAAAGCTATGTCGGATAAAGCTAAAGCTCGTCAAAGGAAAGAAATCGCAAGAAAAGCGCAAGCTAAAGATAAACCAGATTTTGATAAAGCTATTGCAAGGGTTAAAGGAATGGCATTAACGGATGCGGCTAGAAATAAAAAACTTATTGAAGTTTATAAAAAATATGGTCGCAAAGCTCCAATTAGTTTAGTTAAACCTGTTGGTAAAAAAGGAGGTGGAAAAGTGGCTATATCAAAAAAGAAGGGTGGTAAGATGAAAAGCAAAGGCTATAATAGTGGCGGTAAAGTTAAACAGGAAAAAGCTTTAGAACTTAAGAAAAAAGCAGGTTCAAAAACAACACAGAATAAGAAAAAGAGAACTAAAGACAATGATTTGTTTGGTATGCTTTCAGGTCTTGGTTATCAAAAAGGTACAATGCCAGGTGACACTTTTAAAGCAGGTGGTAAAATAAAAAGCAAAGGCTATAAAGCTGGCGGTAAAATGAAAAGCAAAGGCTACAAAGCTGGTGGCAAGATGAAAAATAACTCACAGTCAGGACATAATAGGTTATACTAATGTCAGTTAATTACAGAGGTGAAAGATTCTCTGGGTACAACAAACCAAAGCGTACCCCTGGTCATAAAACTAAAAGCCACGCAGTTCTTGCAAAAGAAGGCGACAAGGTTCGTTTAGTTCGTTTTGGTCAACAGGGTGTAAAAGGCGCAGGTAAAGCACCTAAGACTGCGAAAGATAAAGCACGTAAGAAATCTTACTATGCTCGTCATAATGCACAAGGCAAGCCTACAACAAAGCTTAGTGCAAAGTATTGGTCACATAAGGTTAAGTGGTAATGACAATAACAAGGGCAGCGACCAGTCAGCAGATTAGAAAGGCAGGTGGTCTTAAAAAACGAACTACTGGCTTGAAGCGTCCAAGAGGCGTAAGTCGTAATAGGGCTGGTCGCACCAAACGTAGAAAGTAATGGCATTACGAAATAAAGAAAAGTATTTTTGGTTTAAACCGAGGAATAAGCTGATGCACAAAATATATGACAATGTTAATTCTTCCATGACCCAGCGTGAAAATATTATGGGAAATACTTATATTAAAAAAACTTGTGGCAAAGAAAACTGTAACTGCAAGTGTAATGAAAAAAATAAGGAAAAGGATAATTCGTAATGGCAACATCAGGAACATATAGCTTTTCAATGGATATTGATGAAGTAATCCAAGAAGCAATGGAAATGATTGGTGGTGAACCCACGCTAGGTGAAGAGCCTCGCTCTGCACGCCGTTCTATAAATCTTCTTCTACAAGATTGGCAAAACCGTGGTATCCAACTTTGGACAGTTGGAACTACGGCGGTGTCCGTAACAACAAGTGTTACATCTTATAGCTTAGATGCACATAACATTGATGTTGTTGAAGCAGTCATTAATAGAGTTAATGGTGACAACAAAACTGACTTACAACTAAATAGAATATCTATGGAAGAATATTTAAAGATTCCTAGAAAATCTCAGACGGGTCGCCCATCTCAATATGCAGTTAGGCGTGACCGTGATAATGTTGTTATTCATCTATGGCCTCTACCAGATAATAGCACTGACCAACTTAAATTAGAAACTGTAAAATATATTCAAGATGTCACACGTTCTTCTCAGAGTGCTGATGTCTCTAGAAGATTTTTGCCATGCCTAACTGCAGGTACAGCATACTTTATGTCTATGAAAAGACCAGGGGTTGATGCTGGTCGAATAAACTTACTAAAGCAAGAATATGAGGAAAGGTTATCTAGAGCGCAGGAAGAAGACAAAGAACGTGTCAGCCTTCTTATTCGGCCTAGATTAAGTTACTAAGTGACTAAGGCGTTAGGTGTTTGTGATGTCTGTGGCTTTCGTTACAAGCTTAGTGAATTAAAAAAGAATAGTTATGGAATGATGGTGTGTCCTACCGATTTTGAAGGAAAGTATGATAAAGTAAGTCATCCCCAAAATAAAATAGCTAGAGTAACTGATGATGTAAATGTTGATAGTCCAAGGCTACCAGTAAATATAGTATCCGCAGTTCCTGTATCAGCATGGCTACCGAGTTTATAATATGGCAAGAGGTAAATATAATAAGATAGTCTGCGATGTTTGTGGCTTTGCATATCCACGGACAGTAATGAAAAAAAATAGTTATGGTCTTTGGGTTTGTCCAGAAGATAATGAAAAAGGTTACGACTTAGTTAATCATCCACAAAATAAAATTATATCTACTATAGATAGAAGCATGTTTATTAAAGATGCTAGACCTGAATTTAATAACGATAGAAACCTAAATTGGGAAGCGGCTGTGTTTGACAATTGGGAAGATGTTGACAAGAACTGGAATATAGTATAATGACAGATTTAACAGGTAAGAAAATTGCAAATACCTATAAAGATTTATTGCAGATTAATTCTAGTGCTTCCAATAATGGTATAGATGAAACACTGCGTAATGTCCAAGATGGTTCTGGTAATAACTCTCCATTAAAACTTTCTCAAACTTCTGCTGCATTTACTGGCAATGTAAGTATTGCTGGCAGTCTAATTGTTGGTGGTGCATTTCAACCAGCAAATTTACAAACAACAAATATTATAGCTACAAGTATTACTACTAGTACATTGAATGCAACCAATCTTGTATTTCAAGATGTAAGTGTTAGTAGTCTACGAACTGGTAATTTTTTTGCAACAACTGTTAGTGCTGGCACGGTAAGTGCAACAACAGTAAATGCCACAAATATATTGGTTGCTAGTGAGCCTGTTGCTACATCTTCTACAGTTGCTGCTTTATCTGCTACATTAGAGACTCGAATTGCAGGAGTATCAAGTACCTTTGCTGCTACTTCAGCAGCCCTTGAGTCACGTATTGCTACTGTATCAAGTACCTTTGCAGCTACATCGGCTACTCTTGAATCTCGTATAGCAACTGTTTCTAATACCATGGCAACAAGTATTGCTACGGTTTCTGCTGCACTTGAAACACGCATTGCGGCAGTGTCAGTTCTTACTAAAACAAATTTAGATTCTATTACATCTATTAATACTGTTATTTCGGCAGGAGCTTATGCCAGTGCAGGTACATCGGCAACTCTTGAAACTCGAATTGCAGGAGTGTCAAGCACATTTGCAGCCACCTCTGCTACACTAGAAACTAGGATTGCAGGGGTATCTTCTACATTTGCCGCTACCTCTGCTACGCTAGAGACTAGGATTGCAGCAGTATCTGTCCTCACTAAAACTAATCTAGATGCAGTTGCTTCAGTAAATACAATTGCTGTAGCGGCGGCAAGTGCTGGAACCTCTGCTACATTAGAGACTAGGATTGCAGGAGTGTCAAGCACCTTTGCAGCCACTTCTGCTACACTAGAGACTCGAATAGCTGCAGTATCTGTCCTTACTAAAACAAACTTAGATGCGGTAGCTTCAGTGAATACAATCGCTGTGGCTGCTGCAAGTGCAGGGACATCGGCTACGTTAGAGACTAGAATAGCTGCAGTGTCTAGTACATTTGCCGCAACCTCTGCAACACTGGCAACCAGTATTGGTAATAGTAATTCAGCAATAACTGCATTGAGTGCAACTATGGCTACAAGTGTTGGAAATAGTAATACAGCAATAGCAACACTAAGCGCAACTATGGCAACCAGTATTAGCAATGCTAACGCTGCAGCTGTGGCATTTGCTATTGCGTTAGGATAATTTATGGAGTATAATACGATATGGCTAATGCGTTTAAATTGAAAACAGATACTGGAGTAGGAACTGGTGCTGCTACCATTTACACTTGTCCTAGTTCTACAGAGACAACTATTATTGGTTTGGCAATTGCAAACATAGTTGCATCTCAAATAGCAGTAGATGTTCAAATTGAAAATAATGATGGTGATAATATTTACGTAGTTAAAGCTGCTCCTGTTCCTGCAGGAAGCTCACTGGTTGTAGTGGGCGGCGACCAGAAGGTTGTTCTAGAAGCATCAGATGTTCTTAAGGTAACAAGTGATACTGCAAGCTCTGCAGATGTTTCACTTAGTATTTTGGAGATTACCTAGTGACAATTAGTAAAATTATTAATGATGGTATTGGTTCTATTACTGGCGACTTTACAGTCGATACAAACACATTGCACGTTGACAGCACGAATAATCGGGTTGGGGTGGGGACGACTTCGGCTGACGAAGTGTTAGAAGTGTCTGGCGATGTTAAGTCTAGCGGGGGTAATTTTGGTATTTATCACTTTGGCGAAACATCAGACGTAACCAAAATTGTAGGTCGTGATGCTGGTCACGGAAGTCTTCCTAATGTAATGGATTTCTTTACTAACTCAACACAGAGGATGCGTATCGACAGTTCGGGCAATTTGCTGGTGGGGCATACTGGTTCTATTTTTAATAACATCAATGCAACAAGTACAGTCGGCACATCTTATAGTGCAAATGGTGAGATATTTGCATGTAGT